TGGCCTACACTCTCAGCCTGGGCCGTCGACAAAGAGGGCAATGAGCTACACCTTGAAAACGCGGCGGCCGATCTCGGGATCGATGAAGCGAATATGCGGAAGGCGTGGCGGCTCGGGGTCAGGATGGGCGTCTGGGGCAACAAGCCACACCCAAAGGCGAAGCCCAAAGACAACTATCAGGGGAGACGCCGCCTGTATCGCTACGGCGCCATCGATCTCGCGCGAGCGGAGCAGGAGGCTGGCAATCCAGAGCCCGATGAGGCTACCCCGGAAAGCTACGAAAAGGTATGTACATACCTTTTCGGTGCCTGTATCTGGAAGCAAATAAAGGATCGGCCAAAAGAAGTCATCGAAACGTGGAAAACCGAACAGGCCCGAGAAAACGAGCTCGCCGCGGCCCTGCACGCTGATCTGATGGCTGGCTTCCGACTGTTCATCGCTCAGAGAGAGGATACCAGATGGACCTCCAGGGGCGTCAAGATAATTCGTCAGGAGCATGAGTTCAAGAATGGTCACGCGGCCGCCCACACAGCTCGCCAGGGCCTAGTAAAGGAGCTCTACGCTCCGAAGCTACTCCCGCTGCTCACCGAGGCCGCCGAGAAAAGGTATGTACAAACCTCTCAAGAGTCCGTACAAACTGCGGAAAACAGTCTGGACACACTCACTCAAAAAGCGAGTACAGCCGGCGCATCCTTATTCCCGCAGAGGAGCTTAGAAGAGCATAGAAGTCTTGTGCGTGCGGGCGGATCTGATGCCCACTCCGGCCCCGTTAAAACCCCTCCTGTTGAGCGAGAGAGTCCGCCCATACTGCTGCCCGAGGACAAAGAGCCGGAACCCAGCGAGGAAGAGCGAAAAGCACTGGATCTGTTCTTTCTCAAAACCCGCGAGATGCAGGACTGCTACCCGGAGACTCGTTTCGGGTCTGTTCTGGTGCGGGAGGAGAACAAGGGAGACATGGCCCTCGCGCGCAAGGTTCTCGCGGCGCTGGGCGACCCGGCCGACATGGCCGGCTTCATGTACCAGTGCGCGATCGACCTGGAGACGCAGCCCCGGTCGCTCGGCATGCTGCCGCGGACGAAGACCCCCAGCCCTGCAAAGAATCCTCGCGATCGTTTCCTTGGCCTGTTTGTTGAGTGGGCCGAGGATTACAGGAACGCTGCGCCAGCACGCGAGCAGGAGAAGATACGGCGTGCTGCCAACCAGGTCGAGCTGGAGGCGCGCCAGAAGGTCAGAGCCGCCGATCAGGCCTATGAAGAGTACGCGGCCGCGGAGAGCGCCCGCCGGCTGGAGTCGATGGACGCCGAGGTGTACGCAAAGCTGATCAAAGCGCACCTTCCTGGCGTCAGGAAGCAGTGGCCGCAAATGTCGAAGGACCAACAACTCGAGATGGCCCGCCGGGTCATCCTCGGCCAGCAGCGCCCCACAAGGGAAGAGTGGGAGCAGGAGGTCAAGCGGTGAGCCCACGGTGGCTGGAATGGCAGCGCATGATGCTCGCGCGCAGAGGCCTCACCGGCGCACGCTGGACCGGCACGCCACTAACCCGCCAGCAACCCGACAGAAACCCGACAAAGGAGACGACAGTGCCCCCAGAATCCGACTTGGAACGTGCCGCGCGCGATCGCCGGCTCGAGAATAGGCGCCGGCTGATGGCGGAGGCGAAACTGAAACGCCGCGGCCTGCGATCGCTGGCAACCCAGCTAACTGAACGAGGGCACCATGAGCAGGCGGCGGTGGTGCAGCGCGCGATCGCGGCCGTCGAGGTGGTGCCGAGGTGATGACTTCGAAGGGAAAAGAGCGGCTGATGCGGGGGAGCTTCGAAGAGATGGAGCAGGCGGCCGCCGCCGGCTTCGTTCTGCCCGTCCACTGGGATCTGGCCGCGCTGATGTCCGTAGTTGGAGCTCTGCAGCTCGCGTTACGCCATCCGGGGTTCAAGGACCGGCCCACGGCAAGAACAGTGCGCGGGGTGGTCGACTTACTCATTGCGCGCACGGCAGAGGAGGGATTTGAGGCCTGCGCAGACGTGATGCGACTGGGCGACGATCCGGGGGAGGACGTGCATGAAGGATAAAGCGCAAATAGTGGTGATCGTCGGCTTTGTGGTCGGCTATGCAATCGCCTATTTGTGGGTGATTGCGAACGCGCCGCCATTCTGAAATAGGCAACCAAATGAGCCATAAGAAAATCGTGATCCATAAGAAAATCAAAGCCAAGCCAGGCCAAGTACCCGGTCTTGGACCTACCCACACCTTCCCCGGCGGCAAACTCACCACTGACGACGAGGGAGAACTCATATTTGGACTCGCTGCGGACGTACCGAACAGGCTTGTGCGGGTGGATTTTGGCGGGCCAGTACGTTGGCTGGCTCTACCGCCCGAGATGGCGCGCGAGCTGGCGAAAGTTCTGATCGAGAAGGCCGAACTGTGCGAGAAAGGCACCCAATGAAGACGTTAATCCTGCTGCTGTTTGCAAATCTTGGCGCAGGCGCGCTGGCGCAGGCGCCGGTGTCCCTGACCTTAGGCAATATCACTGCCGAGCCTGGCAGCACCGCGGTGCTGGCTCTGACGATCGCCTCGGGCGGTAGCCAGCCGGCCGGCGTTCAATGGACGGTTACATATCCGGCGGCCGCCATCACGGCAATCTCAGTCACTCCTGGGCCCGCCGCGGTGGCGGCGGCTAAGACCATCAGCTGCGCTGGTTCAAACGGCGCGTTTGTCTGCCTGTGCACCGGCATAAACACCAACCTGATCGGCGACGGTGTGCTGGCGAATGTATCGCTGACCCTGGCGCCGGCGGCCACGGGCCAGGTTCCGGTTGGGCTGGCGGTCCTGCTCTCGGCTTCACTGGCCGCCGATGCGATCGCGACCATCGGCAGTGGTGGCAATATTGCCGTCTTCTCCCGCTTCGATTTGAATCACGACGGGAAGGTCGACCTGCTGGACTTGCAGCTGCTGATCCAGCAGATTCTCAGTGGCAGCACGGCGGCGAGCGACTTCAACGCGGATGGCGCGAGCAATATCCTCGACGTGCAGCTGCTGGTGAGGGGTGCGCTCCCGTGACCCCCTGCAGTGCGATCCGCGGCCGCGCGATCACTGCACCCTGCATAATGTGCGGCCGGCGGCCGGAAGGCGAACAGAAGCTGCATATCGTTCGCGGCGAGTACTTCTGTGGCCTCCACTGCCCTGTACACGGCTACGACGGGCAGGAACGCGCGGCCATCCAGGAGGAAGCGAAGCCATGATTCACCGGGTGATCATGTACCTGCTCTCGATCGCCGTCTCCTTCCTGGCGGGCGCGGCCTGGCAGGCGAGAGTCCAACACACAGAAATCGAGCAGCAGTTGGACGGTGTGCGCGCCAAGCTTGCCGACGTCGAGCAGATGCAGGCCTATATCGAGCGGCTTAGTGAGGTGTGTAAATGACATTTGATCGCGACGGCTGGTTACGCTGCCGGGTGTGTGGCTGTACAGATCGTGAGCCGTGCGTGCCGCCGTGCTCATGGGTTGACGGGGATTTGTGTTCGAGGTGTCTCGCCGCCGTCGAAGCCATCCTCGAATGGCGCGAGGGAGCTCACCGGGCGAATTGGGCTGCATTATTTCGCGAGCTGCGACCGGCGCAGATGCTGCGACCGGCGCAGACGTCAGGCAAAGGGAAAAAATGAGAAGAGTGATTACGGTTGAGGCAACAGAGTTGATGTCAGGGGAACAGGCTCCCCTGGAAGAGGTTGACCCTAACGGCACCAGGTCATGCGCTCTGCGCTTGACCTTGGAGGATGGGGCGCTGGTCAAGGTGGAAGTTGTGAACGTCGGCTATGTCGAGGGATGACCTCTGCTGACGTAAACTGAAGAGGCCGGCTCCGAGCCAAATCGGGCAACGGCTACGCCGGCCGTCGACGGCGGAACAAGCGCGGGGGGCTGGGGGTTTGTAGGGGATGATGTGAAGGCCTCAAACTCCCGCGTTTCTCTCCCGAAACCATCGAACATACAGCTCCCCCGCGCTTGATAATCTGGCAGCATGGCCCCTGAATGGAAGCCCCTGCAGCTCGTTGTCGACCTGGAGACGACCACAGGTGAACGTCGATCGACCGAACCGGTCGCGGCCGGCAACCTGCTGGTGAAGTGTGTGTGCGGAGCTCGTCTCTACCCGGTCCCAGGAAACTGGTGCCCAGCCTGCAGGGCGAAGGTGGTCGCGATCAGACGCGCGGAACCCTCATAAACAGCGGGCTGGGTCAATTATCCCGGGCCCGGGGCGTTTCTATTTAAATAGAAACTCACACCGTGTTGAAGCCGGGGATCGCCTCCGGAGGGCCGGCGAGCTGTACGCACTCATCATAAATGCGCAACTCCGCGAGCACCTGCGGACTGGTCAGCGCAGGATGCAGGCCTGGCAGGCCTCCCGCGCGCAGCAGGATCGCGTCGAGCTCGCTGCAGACCTCCATCCCCGGAATCGACTGCGAGAGCACTGGCAGCTCCTGAATGAGCGGGATGTGCCTCGCCAGATATTCGCCGATCTCGATCACGTTGTATTTATCGTGATCGAGCATGCCGGCGCCTAGCTTCCACATTGCGCCGAAATCCAGGTTGCGGCGCCAGACGGCGTTTAGGCAGAGAGCCCAGCTGCGGGCGTGGGATGCCACAGTGTCTGCCAGGGGCGTGAGCTGCACGCCGTTCACTCGGCCGTTGATCGTGGACTGGATGACATGGAGCTCGGTCTGGGGGGCCCCATTGATGGGAACGCTGAACGGCCAAATCATCGAGGCGTGGCTCAGTTTCGATCGCGTGACGAATTTGATGCCGTTCGACAGGAAGTGTGTGACGACCTCGACCAGGTCGCTGGTGTCGCCCCCATCGTAGACAATGATGTCGCCGGGAAGCAGTGGCCTCATGCGGACACCACCTGCGGCGCGGCGGCCGCGGCGTCGTCAATTTGTTTACGCTGGTCGGCACTGAGCAGCGGATACACCATCCACTTCGAACAATTCCACCAGATAAATGCCGCGGCCCTGCGCTCGGCAACGGGCTGGTCCTGGTAGATGGCGTTGAAGGCCTTCAAGGCCTCGGTGATGAAGGCGAACAGTATGGCGGCTCCCATATTTCAGAGCCCCTGGGCGTGCTTGTACCAGTCGGGCATTGAGCCCGCGCCATGCATGTAATTGATAAAGTCGATGGCGCACTGCTCGACGCTGGGCTGGTTCGCGAGGTAGACAGGAAGCACTGTCTCGAGGCGGGCAACGGCCTGGGCGGCCAGCAGGCCATCCCCGGCCATTCCCGCGGCGACTGCGGTGATTACGGCTGTTTTGGTCGGATCGGCTACGATTTGTTGCATAAGTCTCCTTGTTGGGTTGTCAGAAGAACTGCGAGACTGGTGCGGTTGGGAACTGCGAGCTTGAAAAAGACCCGGGCAATGTGAGATTTGACCGTGCCAGGCGAAATGCCTAGTTGAGCTGCTATCTCTTTGTTTGAGTGTCCCGCGGTTATCAGCGCGGCCACCTGTTTTTGTCGAGGGCTGAGCACTGGATCATCCGGGGAGCGAAGGCCCCGGGAAAAAGTACGCGCTTGTCTACTATAGGTATCAAGGGTTAGGGGCCAAAAAACGCGCAGTGTGTTGCACGGGTGCATAAGAGTGTTCAAACGGGTCATCCCGGCGAGAATGAAGGCCGCGCGCACCAGGTGCGCCCTATCGCAGCGGCAGCTGGCGAAAAGGGCAGGCCTCGGGTTGTCGACCATAATTGCGCTCGAGGGCGGCCAGGGGCGCGACATACACCTGAGCACGATCCTGAAGCTGTGCCTGGCTCTCAGCTGCACCCCGAATCACCTCACAGGGCACGATGAGGTCAGCTGCGGATACGTATGTTCCTTGTGCAAAGTGCGTGTGAAGCTGGGCCAGCGCCACGGGCTTGCCACTTGTGTACGCGCCAGCAGGGCCGCTGGAGGCTCGATCGACCTGTTGATGGAGAGATATTACGACCTCGACATCGTCGCGCTGATGGCGATCCTGGACGCCCTGGCCGAGGCGTAGGCCACCTGGCCGTGGGCCACTTGGCTATCTAGTCAATTCAAGACCTCGAGGCCCACAATTAAATCGTGAACAAACCTGGTCCGGAGCGCGGACCTTTCCTGACGAAGCCGGAGGCCTGGAGCCGCGCGCAGTGTGAGTCTGCCATGCACGCGCTGCTGGTCGCGACGATCGGCTGCGAGCAGGAAATTGCGGAGCGTGACTCCGAGGTGGCCAAGGTTCAGAAGCAGTACTCCCCGAAAATTGATCGATCAATGCTGCTTTGCAACTCGATTGAGGAGCAGCTCGCGGTCTACTACCGCGCGAACCGGCAGAAGCTCGAGGTGGACGGCCAGAAGAGCGCCTGCCTGACGAACGGCATCCTGGGGATGCGAAGCCCGAGCAACCCAGCATTGATCCCACTCGACGCCAAATGGAACTGGGAGAAGATCTGCAAAAAGTTGAAGTCGACGTGGAAGCTGCGGTACTTCCACAAGCCGAAGCCGCCGAAGCCTGACCTGGTGAAGATCAAGCGGGAATTGTCGGCCGAGGAACTCGCCCGGTGCGGGATGCGGCTCGACAATAGCGAGACGTTTTTCGTTGAGCTCAACCGCCTGGCTGAACCGCAGCGGGAGAACGCAGCGTGAACGTAACGATGAAGCCGGTTGAATCCGAGGCCATCAAGGCGGTCGGCTACAACGCCGCGGATCGCACGCTGCATGTGGAGTTTGGGAACGGCCGGAAGTACCGGTATTCGGATGTATCTCCGCAGAAGCACGCGGCACTGATGGCCGCGGAGTCGAAGGGCAAGCACTTCATGCAGCACATCCGCCACTCCCATCAGTACGAGCAGTACTGAGAGGTCGCTGTATCCACTGTCGGGCCGGTGGCTAAACTTTCCCGCTCTCCCAATATGAGAATCCTTGTGTGCGTGGGTGATCGAGTGGTCGACCTGGTCGACTCGGCAATGGCGGAACGGATGGCAAAAGCGCCGAACGCAAAAGCCGTGCGGGCCCGAAAGACGGGCGCGATCGCGCGAATCATTCTCAAGAACCACGGGGACGACAGCAGCCTGGTGGAGCACCGCGGCAACCCGCGCAGGTATTCGCACGATCACGAGACGGAACAGAACCCGGCGCGCTGCTGGACGCTGCGCCACCTGCCGGCAGAAGCTAATCCATCACTTAAACTCTTGGACATGATCTCTACGTAGGGCGCGGAGCATACCTCCTTTGGCGGGCGTCTCGAGCGCATCGGGGCGCCTGGCTTCGCGTTTAAAACACCATGAAAAACTGGCAAACCACCATCGCAGGCCTCGGCGCGATCGCCGCGGCCGTCGTCCTGCTCTGCAAGGGTCACACAACCGAAGGCGTGGGCCTGATAGCGGTCGGTGTGGGCCTCTGGCGGGCCGAGGATGTGAAGCGATGAGCCAATTCAACTGGCAAATGCTGAGCGCCATCTGCGCCACGCTGATGGTGGCCGCCGGCGTGTTCTCGGGTTGCGTGCAGCTGATGCTGGGCCACTTTCAGAAGGAGCTGTTGAAGGATCTCGACGAACGCTACGCGAGCAAATCGCTCGACGCCCAGCGGCACTCCGAGATCGATCGACGGCTGCTGCAGCTCGAGCAGAGAACCGGACTGTGGCGGCCGCTGGCGCGCGAGGAGGAGCCAGGCGCGAACGGTGCGGACTGATGGAACGGGAGGAGCTCAGCCCCTCTGATCGGCGCGCGATCGACTGCTGCGCGCTGCTGGCCCAGATACGCGAGAACCTGCAGCGGCCGGAACTGACCAAGCAGCAGCTCGATATCTCCTGTCATCAGATCGACGTTGTGATTGCAAAGTTGTACCCGCCGCGGCAGACAGGCAATTATCAATCGCCCTTCGTATGAAGAACAGAGCCCTCGCCTTCCTCGGCGCTTACGCCCTCACGGCATCGATCAAAAGAGCCGCGGAGCTCGCCGGCGTCAGGCCCCAGGCGCATTACCGGCGAATGAAAGTGGATCCGGAATATGCGATCGCATTTGCCGAGGCGCATGCGATCGCCGTGGGCTTTCTCGAATCGGAAGCGGTGCGCAGGGCGACCGAGGGCGTTATGGAGCCGGTCTTCTGGCAGGGCGAGGTGCGCGGGCATAAGCTGCGCTACTCCGATACTCTCCTGCTGGCCCTCCTCGAGGCGAACGCGCCCGAGAAGTGGCGCAAGAGCCAGGTGGTGACCGGACCAGGCGGCGGCGCGATCATCGCGCAGTTGAAGGTCGAGTTTGTGGATCCGCCGGCGCAACCGGCGCCAGATGCAGTTCCCACGTAAGCTGCAGTTCTTATTCGAGCCCGCCCCCTACAAGATTTTGTACGGCGGCCGCGACGGCATCAAGAGCTGGAGCGTGGCGCAGGCGCTGCTCATCCTGGGCGCGCAGAACAGGCTGCGCTGGCTATGCGCCCGCGAGACGCAGCAGTCGATCGCCGAGTCGGTGCACCACCTGCTCGCAGCGCAGATCGCCAGGTTGGGCCTGGGCGGCTACTATCGCGTCGAGAAGGCGCGGATCGTCGGCACGGTGGCGCATCCCGCGGGGATGTACGGCCGGCCGGCCGAGCGGCCAGGCATCAGTGAGTTTGTTTTTGCAGGCCTGCGGCACAACGTCAACCAGATCAAATCCTTCGAAGAGCTCGACGGGGTCTGGATCGAGGAGGCCGTGAACGTCTCCAAAAACAGCTGGGAAGTGGTCATTCCCACGATTCGCAAGGAAGGCTCCGAAATCTGGGTGACCTACAACCCAGAGCTCGAGTCCGACGACACGCACCAGCGATGGGTTTTGCACCCGCCGCCCGACGCGAAGGTGCTGATGACCTCTTATCGCGACAACAACTGGCTCAGCCAGACGTCGCTGAAAAAGATAAAACTCTTGCAGGAAAACGATCCGGATACGTACGCGCAGATCTACGAGGGATCGACCAAAAACACGCTCGCCGGCGCGGTCTATGCCAAGGAGATGCGCCGCGTTGACGCCGAGAAGCGCATCACGCGCGTGCCCTACGACGCCACGCGGCCGGTGCAAACGTTTTGGGATCTCGGGTGGGGGGATAACTGCTCGATCTGGATGGTGCAGGCGTTCCCATTCGAATACCGGATCATCGACTTTCTGCAGAACAGCCGGGAGCCATTGAGCTGGTATCTGAAGCAGCTGCAGGACAGGCCGTATCTGTACGGAACCGACTACCTGCCCCATGACGCCCGCGCGCACACGCTGGGCACGGGCAAGTCGATCGAGGATTTGATGCGGGCCGCCGGCCGGCGCGTGCAGATCGTGCCGATGCTGACGATCGAGAGCGGCATCAACATGGCGCGGACCATCTTTCCGCAGTGCTGGTTCGACGGCGATCGCTGCGCGGACGGCATCCAGGCGCTGCGCAGGTACGTCTGGGGCGAGCTCGCCACCGGCGGCGCCACCAGGTTGCCCAAGCACGACGAGAACAGCCACGCGGCGGATGCCTGGCGCATGTTTGCCGTCGGGATCCAGCCGCCGAAGCCGCAGCAGCAGGAAGCCGGCCGGCCGCGGCCGCCGGCAGGCAAGTACTCGTGGATGGGGTAAAGACAAATGCCATTAAAGCCGGGGTCATCGCGCAAGGTGATCAGCACAAACATTCGTAACGAGCTGGCCGTCGGCCGGCCACAGAAGCAGGCCGTCGCGATCGCCCTCAACAAGGCGGGAAAGAGCAAGAAAAAATGAGCGCACACAGAAATTCGCTGGCCTCGCCGGTGGCCGAAAAACGAGCACGCGCCGACAAGCGCAACCGCGGCGAGCTGAGCCACATCCAGATCGACCCCGCGGAGAACGGCTACATGGTGACCAGCCATTTCGAGCCGAAGTCGAGCAAAAACAACACCATCTATCCGGATCCGGAGAAGAACGTTTTCGGCGAGCACGCGGCGGCCTCCGCGCATATCGCGAAGCTGCTCTCGGACCATGCCAGCACTGAAGTGAAAGACTAGCTTGCCCTACGAATCGAAGACCGTCTCGCCTCTGGACGTTGAGGAGTTCCTGCATGATGCGCGCACGCGCTACGACCACGCCCTGGCGGTCGACAAGCTGGACCGTGACGAAGCGGTGGACGATGTGCAATTCGCGGCCGCCACTCCGAACGTGCTCGGCGGCAGCTCCCAGTGGGCCTTAACGGCGATCGCGCAGCGCGTGGCGGCGAAGCGGCCGATCCTGACTGAGAACAGGTTGCCGACGTTCATCGCGCAGGTGGTGAACGACGGGAGACAGAACAAGCCGGCGATCAAAATCACGCCGATGGGCGGCGGCACAAAAGAGACGGGCGAGATGCTGCAGGACCGCATCAGGCACGTCGAATACGAGAGCGATGCGGACACCGTGTACGACACCGCGCGCAAGCAGCAGATCACCTGTGGCCGCGCCGCCATCAGGGTCACGACCAGGTACAAAAACCAGGAGAGCCGGGAGCAGGAGCCGCGGCTGGAGCGCATCGCCAACCAGTTCTCTGTTGTGTGGGGCCCGCACCGAGAATACGACGCCTCGGATGCCGAGTACTGCTTCGTCGTCACCAACATTTCGCGCGCGGAGCACAACCGAAAATACGGCGCGAACACACTCGCAAACCAGAACAATTTTTGGGCATCGAGCCAGGAGTGCCCGGCGCCGGAGTGGTTTGGGGCGGGCGAGGGCGCGGACGTCCAGATCGCCGAATATTGGCTAAAAAAGCATACGAAGCGGAAGCGGGTGCAAATGCAGGACGGTCAGACCCGCTACCAGGATGAGGGCGCGCCAGAGCTGGTCGACCAGGCGATCGAGCCGTGGGAGTGCGACGACGTCACGGTCTGTCAGTACATCATCAATGGCGCGGAAATCCTGGACGAAACGACCTTTCCGGTGCCGCACATCGGCATCGTTCCGGAGTGGGGCGACGAGCAGGTGGTCGACGGCGCCAGGCGCACCTACTCACTGATCCGGCAGGCGAAGGATCCGCAGCGGCTGATCAATCTGTACGTGTCGAACATCGCAGAGATGATCGCCTTGGCCCCGAAAACACCGTACAAGGCGCCGGTGGGCGCGATCGCGGGCTTCGAGCAGATCTGGGAAGAGATCAACACGCAGGCTCGCGCGGTGGCCCCCTATAACGAGTGGGACGAACAAGGTCGGCACATCAGCGCGCCAGAGCGGGAGACATCAGAGCCGCCGATCCAGGCCCTCGTGCTGGGTTACAACCAGGCCGTGGACGCGCTGAAGGCCTCGATGGGCATGTTCGACGCCAGCCTGGGAGCCAAGAGCAACGAGACGGCGGGCATTGCGATCGAGCGCCGGCAAAAGGAATCCGACAACGCGAACTTCCACTTCATGGATAACGAGGCGCGGACCCGGCGCGCGATCGGGCGCATCCTGCTCGCGCTGATCAAAGTTCTGGACCGCGGCGAGAAGGAAGTCGCAGTGCGCAGCGAGGACGGCAAGACGCGCATGGTAAAGGTCAACACGCCGCAGCCCTACCACGACGATGTGACCGGCCAGATGGTGCACCACCAGATCGAGCTTGGCGAGTATGCGGTGTCGACGGGACGCAGCTACGCCTCTGCCAGGAAGGAAGCGTTCGACACCTACAGCCAAATTGCGCAGGCGGATCCGCGGTTCATGCAGTTGGCCGGGGACATTCTGTTCCGCAACCTCGACGCACCCGGGAACGAGGAAATCGCCGATCGCTACGAGAAGACGCTGCCCCCGGAGCTGCGGCCGCAGAAGGGCCAGCAGCCTATACCGCCCGAGGTCCAGCAGGCAATGACGCAGCTGCAGCAGCAGCTCCAGCAGACCGAATCGTTCGCGCAGTCCCTGCACGCGCAGCTGGTCACCAAGCAGGCCGAGCTCGATACCAAGCGGGAAATCGTGGAGATGCAGGAGGAGACGAAGCGCACGATCGCGTTCGCTCAGCTCAGCCAGACCGACGGCGTGACGATGCTGCGCGCCGATATCGCGCGGATCGAGGCCGCCCTCGATCGCCAGCACCAGAAGCAGGCCCAGGCCTCTGACCAGCAGCACCAGGCAGACCAGGCCACCCAGGACCGGCAGCACCAGGCCGATCAAGCCACGCAGGCGCAGCAAGCACAGCAGCAGCAGCAGCAACCGGAAGCAGCACAATGAAAACTCTTTTACTGATTGCATCACTGTCGGCCGGCCTTTACGGCCAGCGGACCATGACCTCGACCACCCTCACTAAAGCGGTGGCGGTGAATGACTCAATCCTTTATGTCGCGTCGACGGCCAGGATGTCGCCGGCGTCCCCCAACCAGAGCGCCACCCAGCTGGTGATTGATTCAGAGGCGATGACCGTAACCGGGGTGAGAAGCCTCGCGGCAGGCGTCTCTCGCGGCGCAACGGGCCAGCGGCAGTCGGCGCACCTTTCGGGCGCTACCGTGTGGGTGGGCGCCCCTGAGGACTACGCTGCAACTGATCCGGAAGGGGCCTGCGTGTCCACCAGCGAGCGCGTGCTGCCGCGGGTGGTCTTGAGCACCGGCAAAGTCTGGGACTGCACTGCGGGGCTCTGGGTGGCGCGTACGCCCTCGGGCCTGCCGATCACTGACGACGGTTCGACCCTGACAGTAGTCGGCCGCGGGCTCGATGTGGGGGCGTATCCGATACGCGCCTCCTCGATCTCGACCGGCAGCGGGCCGCTGCGGATCTCCTCGCACACTGGCACCTGCCCGACAACCGCGGAGACTGACCCAGTCACGATGCTGCAATACGATTTCACTTTATGCGTGGAGGGCACCACGCTCTACACGGTCAGCTCGCTGGGCGTGAAAACCTCAATGAGCGGCGGCGGCGGATCGCCCTACACTCCGCTGGTGTCGGGAGACTGGACGACGGTTAACGGCTCGCACTGCACGCCAACGTTCGACACTGGCGCGCTGACGATCGTCAGTGAGGTCGGCTCGGGAGATGAGATCTGCGGCAAGAGCATCGCCATTCCCACGGCTCCATTCGCGCGGACGTTCTGGGTTGTTCCGCTGTTGAATGGCGGCAACTATCCCGGCGCCAGTGTTGGGTTTTCCGATGGAACTCAGTATTTCGATTGCGGCGTTGGCGCGGTATCCCTGGCGCTGGGTCTGGGCGCCGCCCGCTGGACTAACGACCACACCTACAGCGGAGCCAGCTATACGCCGCCCACGATCATCCCGGCCAACGGCACGCTGATGGCTTTCAGGTTGACCGTGGGCCAGAACCTGGATGGCGGAACGGATGCCGGCAAAATGCACTGCGGCTGGTCGGTGTCAGGGACCGATGGCAGCTGGATCGAGCTCTGGAACGATGTGGTGGGCACCACCGTCTCGGGCTCGGCAATGACGCCGACAAAGTTGTACGTGGCGACGAATCCCTCAAGCTCGGGCACTGTGCAGCGGCTCCAGGTGGTCAGCTATAAATGAAAATCCTTGCTCTGCTTCTGGCGTCGGGCATCGCGTCGGCCGCCACGATCGCAGTAACTCAGGGACCGATCACGGCCTCGCAGGGCGCGGTCACCCATGCGGTCTGCACGTCGCCGGTCTACAGCGCAACGGCTGCGCCCACGGGCACGCCGTATGCGGTGGATGTCTCCGGGGTGTATGCGGTCAGCAATCCGGACCTGAGTGTAACCGTTCAGCTCGGGACCGGACCAGGCGACCTGGCGCCGCTGCCGTCGAATTCCCTGATCGTCTTCACGGTGACGTGTAGGTCGGGCCTGGATACCGGCACAATCACCTTCACCACCAAACCGCAGCCGATCGGCGACGGCTACAGTCATCCGATCCCGTTCGACGCCACCCGGTTTGGCAATTACCCGTGGCCCAGGATCGACTGGGTCGACCAGTTCAAAAAGTATATCGATCGCATGACTGGCACGCTCTGGATCCGGGTAACGGCCCCGGGGTGGATCGGCTACTACAGGACGGGGCAGACGTTCGCGTCGGCCGTCGGATCCGGATGGTCGAGCCCGAGTAACGCGATCAGCGGCAACGCCGGCACGGTGGCGTCGTTTGCGCACACCGGCGGCGGCGACGATGGCTGGCTATTCCTGGACCTCGGCAATTTCCCAAACGATCCAGTAGTCCAGCAGGGCTGGCAACCGAAGAAAAGCGTGGACGGCATCCGCGTCACCATGTTCGGGGCGGCGGCCGCCGGCACGGTCCTGAAGGGTTGCATCGCGAGCGCCGCGGGAACATCCACGGCTACCTGCCTCACGCCGGCCCAGACCCTTGGGGCGCCCGGGGCGGGCTCTGGCAATCAATACCCCGCGGCCAACTGGCCCGACGCGGCCGACAACGCGCACCCGACGGCGGCCTCCTACTGGAATGGATGGGGCGCTGCGTTGGGCAACACGCAGATCGTAGGCGTCGGCGCGGGCTTGCTTATGTGGATTGATGCGAGCAGCCCGGGCGGCACGGTGCAGTTCAGCGCGAGCTTCGACTACAAGATCTCGGATAATTTCGGCGAGCCAGCAGAGGGCTTTCCAGGGCACTGTAACGAGGTGCCGGTGACCGTCCATTACGCGGCGGATGGCACGACGGTGCTTGGCTCCGATCTTGCCGGGAATCTTTGCGTGGGCATCAGCCACGAGGGAGACGCGGAGGCGTTGTACCTGTGGATTCCCGCCACGGCTGAGAGCCGGCTGATCGCGCCGGTGTTTTTGACGGGCGGCGGGTACAGTGCGGTCGAGGGACCGTTCGACGGCACGAATGGGAACAAAATCTACCTGCAGCAGGGCAGTAACATCATGGTCGGCACGTACGACGCCGGCACGTATCGGTATCGGTCCTACCAGCACTCTTTTTATCCGAATGTCTCCGCGGGCTATTTGCCCGGGCAGGACACGACCGCTTACTGGTTTGGAGGGCCGCCCTGGAGTGATACCGGCCTGACCTGGTCATCCCTCGTCGACATGGATGCGGCGATCACTGCGGCTGATTCGAAGTTCAGCCCCTCGCTGTTCCACGGAGCGATCCTGGAGCGGATCGTGGCCGGCAAAGGCCTCGTGATGAGCAACCAGGTGGGCGCTGGCGGTAACTCCGAATCGATCGCCCTCATTCACAGCTTCGACCTTGGGACCGGCGCAGTGGACAAGTCCTGGGATACCTGGAGCTCCCCGGGGTTGCGTTGGACGGCCAAGCACACGACCACGGCAAACGATGTGTGGTTCGGCCTGGTGGGCAACCCGATCGGTGGCGTGGGCAACTTCTCTTCATCGCCCACCAAGATGGGCGCGGGGCCTTGGGAGGCCGGTGTGGCCACGATGCTTAAGAGCTCCAGCTTCACCAGCGACACCTCCATGAGCCCTTCAGCGCCGGCCGACGACTGCGGCACAATTCCAGCGGGGATATTTCACGCTGCAACTCCGGTCTGCGTGACGGTGAACATGGAGCCCCCGCACAGCGTGGCGCCCTACCAGAGCAGCGGGCATCCGTACGAGAACGAGAAGTGGCCCTGCCCCAGCGATTCGCCGTTTTTTCCGAATGACGCCTGCCTGCAAGACTGGGCGGTCAATGACCAGATCATGGTCATCAATCCGCTCAAAACGAGTGGGGAGATGATGGTCGCGCTGACGGTGGGCGCGGACCAGGGAGCCCCTAAGCACCTGCGGCAGATCACCTGGATTCGCGGCGTGACGACGAATATTGGCGGCGCGCAGACCACCGAAAGCGGCTGGAAGGGTTATGCGATGCCGACGGGCGCTGGCTGCGACCACTCGCCCGACGTTGGATGCTCGCCGGGCGCCGGCTCCTGGGACGATGTAACGAAGGCGACAAACTGGCTCGGGGATCCTGGCATCTTCTCTGGCCACTCGGACGGCCCCACTCAGAGCCCCACTCCAGGCAGCAGTACATTTTGCCAGGGCGGAAAATGCCGATATAACATCCCGTTCGCAACGCAGATCGGGACCGATTACAACACGCATTTTGGCAACCCGTCGTTTACCGGCGTCGGGGCTGGCGGCCTGCAGCCGCAGTCTTACCCGTCGCTCCACCAGCTGGCGGCGACGGCCGGCCGCAAAAAGTGGCTCACTAACTTTTTCCATTACAACCCGAGCGGAGGAGCCCCCGCTGAAACCGACTCCCGCAGCGGGGTGATGGCGTATGCCCTGGTGGTCGGCACGAGCAGCGTCTACAAAGTCACCACTCTGAACGGCGGGCTGAATTACAAGTACTCGCCGCCGATCGCCTGGTCCGGTTATACCCTCCTGCAAGACGTGAGTTCGCCGACATCGGCCGTATCGGACGCGACACCCTGGCAGTCCTGCTGGGCTCTGCACGCGGGAGAATGCCGCGGCGGATCTTCAGCGGGCGATTACTTCATCGTTGTGCCTGGCGCGAGCACAGACACGGCATGCCACGTCGGGAGCTACGCGACGAATTACCCGTGCGTGGCGGCCTACACCGGATCCGGGGCGCACATGGTGCAGCAGGGGATCGACACCGACGACGCCGGCGGCACCAAGCAGCGGAACCTGGGCTTTGGGTTGACTGGGCCCTCACGGCAATACCAGTTCAGCAACATTATTCCGGACCCCACGGGGCAATGGGGCATCGCCGAAATCAATCACGCCGACGGGCTGCGAGATGACCTGTTCGCCGCGCAGCTGCCGGCAGACACGACGGCCGACGGCATTGACCGAACCAACTTTGTAAATGTGCCGATCGTCTATGGCGCCGGCGTTTCGGGTGACACTCGCCGGGTTCGGTTCGGCCTGGCGGAATACGGCCGGCCGGATCAGCTCTTCTGCACCCCTCGCCAGGAATCCTGCGCGACCGACGCCACCGGCTCCACGCCCTTCCTGTTTGCATCCGAGACGCAGCAGTGGAAGGCCTGCGCCAGCGGCTGCACGATCAACGTACCGATACCGCCATCGACGGCGGTATGGATCCTCGAAGACAAAAAGAACGGATCCACGATAACCTCCTCCTCGCTGCGGCTGATCGGCGAGGGAGACGCGCCGGCGCCCCCGTCATGCTCTTACTCGATCGATCCCACCAGCGACTCCGTTGCCTCAAGCAGCGGCAGCGGCTCGGTGGCGGTGACCGCAGACGATGGGTGCGCCTGGACTGCGACAAGCAACGTGTCATGGCTCGGCACCAGCTCGACCGGATCGGGCAATGGCACAGCGGCCTACACAATCGCGGCGAACACTGGTGTGCTGCGGGTGGGAACAATCACGATCGCGGGCCAGATCTACACGGTGACGCAGAGCGCCGGCGCGGGCTGCACGTATTCGATCAGCCCCACATCGGCCAGCCTCACCTCGGCAGGGGCATCGCTGAGCGTGACAGTGACGGCCGGCGGCGGGTGCGCGTGGACGGCCGCGGGCAACGTCTCCTGGATCACCACGAGCTCGACAGGCACCGGCAATGGTACGGCGACGTTGACCGTCGCGGCCAACACTGGGGCGCTGCGAACAGGTACGGCGACGATAGCCGGCAAGACCTACACAGTGACCCAGGCGGCCCCTGACGCGCCCGTCTGCACCTATTCGATCGCGCCTATGAGTGCCGGCGGCAGCTCGGCGAGCGGCTCGTTCTCGATCGCGGTTACGGCCGGCGCGGGCTGCGCCTGGTCGGCGGTCAGTTCGGATACCTGGATCACCACGAGCTCAACGGGCACAGGCAACGGCACCGCGAACTGCACTGTCGCGGCGAACAGCGGCGGGCAGCGCGTGGCCACCGTCACGATCGGCGGCCAGGTGCTCACGTTCACGCAGGATGCCCACCCAGTCACAACGGGCGGGACCAGCGGCGCCGGCATTAAGGGCGCCTTCGTCCACTAGATTTCTGCTTCACGGCCGCGGGGCCTCACCACCGAAAAGAGACTTGAGAACAAACTCATGGAAACAACGAACACGATAGTACCGCCCACGCCCAGTCCGGAGCCCAGCATCTCGGAGCTCCGCGCTTTACTGAGCGAGGCACCGGCAGCGGCGCAAGCCGAAGCCACCCCCGAAACCCCTGTGACGCCCCCGGCTGAAAAGACGGCCGAGGCGTCGGAACAAACGCCGGCGGAATCAGAAACCGCCAAGCCCCAGGAAACGGACAAGCCGAAAGAAGAGAGCGCACTCGACAAGCGATTTTCGAAACTCACGCGGCAGCGCGACGAAGCCCGCCAGCGCGATATCGAAGCACAGGCCGAACTTGCACGTCTACGCAGGGAGCTGGAGGCGAAAAGCACGCCACCTGGCCCGGTGGAGGCTGCAGCTGCAGCTGCGGAGCCCGCCGCGAAACCCGCGGGAAGGCCCGCGCCGCCCGATATCGCGAATTGGACAGGCACGTGGGAAGAGCTCGAGCAGGCAAAGCTCGAGTACTCCGAGCGGTTGACTGACTGGAAGCTTGAGCAGGCCCACCAGGCCGGCGCAACAGAAGCCAAGCGCAGCCAGCAGCTCGAATCGCAGAAAGCGATCAACGCCAAGTGGGAAGCGACGGCCGCGGCGTCGACACATCCGGATTTTCAGGATGCGATCGCGAGCGTGGGACCGTTCATCACCGAGGCCGGCGTAGCGGACCTGATCAAAGGCTCCGACGTTGGCGGCGAAATTCTCATGTACATGCACGAGCACCAGGATGAGACTCTGGCAATGGCCAGGCTCGGCAATCCGGTGGCGATCGCGCGCGAGATCGGAAAGCTCGAAGCACGGCTTACACCTCCTAAAACGAAACCAGCAGCAGCAGCACAGCCTCTGCCCAAGCCCCCCGCAGCGATCGATTCGGCGACAGCCCCGGTAACGGTGGATCTCGACAAAGCCGACATGACGACGTTTAAACGGGCCATGGGCAAGATTCTGGCCGGCTGAAACCGCGCTCCTCTGTGGGCGCTTCACAAGGTAGAAAATGGCGAACGCAGTAGTAACTCCGAACGTTTTCGCGAAGCTCGTCTTGATGGATCTCGGGTCTTCGCTGAACGTGTGCGCCAATATGTCGCACGCGATCAGCCCCGAGTACGCCAACAAGAAATTCAAGGTCGGCTCCACGGTGGAAGCGAGAAAGCCCTACCGCTTCACCGTAAGCAAGGGCCTCAAGTACGATCCGCAGCCCCTGGTCGACCAGGTGACGCCGATCAAAGTGAGCCAGGTCGCGCAGGTTGGTTTCGAGTGGGACTCGGTGGAAAAGACCTTGTCCATTCGCGAAGTGCGCGAGCTGTACAGCAAGCCGGCGGCTATGGCGCTGGCCAGCACGATCAACGCGGAGGCGGCAAAGTTCGTCGCGTTGAATACGTGGAACCAGGCCGGCGCGCCTGGCACAACTCCCGCAGACGAGGTGCCGTATCTGACGGCTGGCGACATCCTCATCGAGCAGGGACTGCCCGAGGGCGAAGAGCTGGCGCTCATCATCAACCGCAAGTTCTCAAGCAAATTCGTCTCGGGCGTGAAGTCTCTGTATAACCCGACTGGCTCGATCACGCAGCAGTGGAAACAAGGCCGAATGGTCGACTCACTCGGTTACAACGTGTACCGGGATCAGACGATCTATTCGCGCACTGTCGGAGCCCTCGGTGGCGCGCCGGCGATCAACCTGCTGCAGACTGCCGACGGCGGCAACAACGGGACCATGACCTTGAACATAAAGTCATGGAACAACGCTGCAGCGCCGCGGCTGAATGCCGGCGATCGCTTCACGATCGCGGGCCACTACGCCAGCCACCCGCAGACTCACCAATCGACCGGCCGGTTGTTGTCCTTCGTTGTACTGGCTGATTCCTCCAGCTTGTCGGATGGCACTTCCGCCACGCTGATCGCGCCTGCGATCACGCCGAGCGGTCAGTATCAGAACGTGTTCTTCACGTCGGCAGCAGTCGATGGCGCGCTGCTCACCGTTGACTCGGGCGCAGGCGCCGGCACGGTGACGCCGCAGGCTCTGCTCATGCATAAAAACGCTTTCGCGTTCGTCAGCGTGCCCCTGAACAATCCCGAGCCCGGGATGGGCGCTCTGGTAACCGAAGTGACTGACCCCGAGACGAAGATCTCGATCTCGATGGTGCGCGCGTTCGATGGCGTGTACCGCAAGGAGATCAACCGCTTCGACGTGTTGTACGATTTCGCGAAATTGTACGGCGAGATGGCCTGCGCGATCGAGGGCTAACCAGCTAATCCGACACGCAACACACAAAGGAAATCACACCATGAAAACCTTCCGAAACATCTCACTGATTCTCGCCCTGGTGTCCGTCCCGGCGGCCTTCGCCCAGACGTTCACGCTCACTCCCACCACACTGTCCGCTGCGGTCGCGAAGACCGACGGGCAAGTCTGCGTGGCCTCCACCACCGGTATCGTGCTGCCTTCCATCGTCGCCCCGGGCACCATTCTGTTCGCTGACTATGAGCCCATGGCGGTGGTCGCGCAGGGCACGAGCAGCTCGTGCTATGTGGTCGACCGTCGGTTCGCCCCCTCGGCGCATGTGTCGGGCGCCATCGTATACCCGGGCGCGCCGCAGTTGTTCTCCGCGGCGGATCGGGCCATCGGCAGCGCCTGCACTGCAGCCACTGAACTGGTGCTGCCGATCATCAACACGACAAACGGCAAGATTTTCGATTGCCGCTCATCGGGTCAGATCATTCAGATCGGCAAGGGCACCATGTCTGCCGGCTCGGATGAGACTGTGCGCGCGTTCTGCACCGGGACCGCAGGCTCGGCCGAAACCGAGTACCTGAACGGCGCGGCCTGCAGCGGCGCAACCACCGCCACCGCAAGGTACGTTGTTGCGGCTCCTGGCACGATCGCTAACCTGCGCGTCACTTTGTCCGCAGCGGGCGCCGGCGGCTCTAACAAGGACGTGATCACCGTTACGAAGAACGGCTCGGCGACAGCCCTGACCGTCACGACGGGGACTACTGCCTGTGCGACGGCCGCGGCGGCCGCCTGCATCGACGTTGCTCACTCGGTGGCGGTGGCCGCCGGCGACGTCCTGCAGTTCCAGTTTGTTTCGGCCACTTCCGATACGGCGGCCAATGTTTCGGCGTCCGTAGAGAAGTTCTAAAGGCCTGTCGTTTCTTCCCCCTGGGGGCTGGCTCCTCTGGCCCCCGTTTTAACCCGAAAGAGAACATCAATGGAATACCCAAGCATGCGGTTCCACCGCACCGAACCTGCTCGCAGAATCGAATCGGCCGAAGCCGAGGAGGCGGGCTGGGAAACGTCGCCGCTGGCGCACGGGATCGAGACTGCGCCTGGCGTCGAGCTGGATCCGGAAGTCGCCGCGCGCGGCAATGCCGTCGCGGATCCGGCAGCTGAAGAGCCGGCGAAGCAGCTCACCAAGGCCCAGGCAAAGGCGGCCGCGAAGGCCCTGAAAGCCGGGAAGTAGATGTCGCTAACCCCGCAAAACATTATCGACTCCGCGCTGCTGGAGCTCGGCGAGACGCAGCCAGGCGAAGGCGCATCCACGCCCGAGAGCAACAACGCACTCATCCAGCTGAACCGGATCTATGACAGCTGGTCGCTCGAGGGCATCGTCTGCTTCAACCATGCGGTCAGTTCGTTTGCCCTCGCCCAAGGCGTGGGTAGCTACACGATGGGCTCTGGCGGCAACTTCTCGATCGCCTCGCGGCCGATCAAGATCAAAGGCGCCACCGTTACCTACCAGGGCCTGCAGCAGGGCTGCGCGGTGATGCCGATGGGCGTATTCGAGCAGAGCCTCGACCACAACGCCAGGCCCGCGGTGGTCGAGTACCTGGCGAACGGCATGCCGGCGAGTGCGGTGCTTGCCCTATGGGCGACTGGCTCGATGCCCACCAAGCTGGGCGAGGATAGCGCGGCTCCCTTGAAGAACCTCAGAGTGCATCCGATCCCGCAGGCCGCGGCCGCGATCGAGCTCTCGTACTGGCTGGCCCTGACCACGTTTGCCACCCTGAGCACCGCTATCACCTTCCCGGTCCCGGGCTACGAGCTCGCCCTGGTCGAGGAGCTGGCGATCGTGCTGGCCCCAAGCTACGGCCGGCCGGTGTCGCAGGAGCTGCGCGACAACGCAGCCAGGTCAAAGGGCCGAATCGTCGAGATCAACGGCCAGATCGAGCTGGGCCCGCCGCCGGCGGCGCCCAACCAGTAGAACCCCCAATGAAAACCTTACTTCTGCTGCTGGCGCTCGCCAGCGTTCCGCGGATATCTGCCCAGACCGCGGTCTACCCGGGCAGCGCGGTGACCGATGCGCAGCTCGGCATAGCGCGAAACAACGTCAAGACGGCCCTCGTAGGGAGCATCACGTCGAGCTCCACCGCGATCACTCTGAAGAGCACCGCCGGCATGGTGGCGAACATGATGCTCTCGATCGGTTCTACGAAGCCCGAGATCGTGTGGGTGTGCTCGATCGCCGGCAACGTTGTCAACGTCGGCCGCGCCAGCTGCCCGAACGTCGACGGCCGCGGCTTCGATGGCACGATCGCGGTGGCTCACACCAACAATGAGCCGGTGGTCAATCAGCCGGTGGCCTGGGACCATAACGCGATCGCAAAAGAAGTCGAGGCCATCGAGGCGAATGTAAATGTGGGCTCGCTGAATGTGCCGAGCTTCATGTTCACCCAGACCCCGGGAGCGAGCCTGGTGGCGCACGGCGTCAACCAGACGATACCGGTGTCCCCCTGCGCTTGGATGGCGGCCGGCCAGGATATCTACATTCAGGACGGATCCGCGGAGACGGTCACCGTCACCTCGAGCACCTGCAGCGGCGCCGGCGGATCCGGAACTATCACGGTTACCCCGAACAACAATCACACGGGCGGCGGCTACTCGATCTCGAGCGCCACCTGCGGCCTCGGGCAGGCAGTCACGGCCGCCAATGGCGGGACGGTCAGCATCCCGCCGGGAACGAATTGCATATTTCACGGCACGGCTCGCACGTCGGCGGCGACCCATATTGTGGGCCCGGGCGCCGGCAATATGTCCTACACGATGGCGTCTTCGATGGCCATCCCGATGATCGACGTCGGGGCCGGAACGGTGCTGATCGAGGGCGTGAGTTTCCTGGGCGCAGCGGGCTTCGCGAATATGTCCACCAACATTGGGATCCAGATCAGCGGCAGCGGCCTGGGCACCACCTCTGCGGCCAGCAACAACGGCTCGATCATTCGAGACTCGGTCCTGCAGAATTTCCAGGTGGGAATCAACGCGATCAACGTGAGCAACATTCAGATCTACGGCATGACCAGCGTGCAAAACGGCAAGTTTGTTTTCGGCTCGATCGCGACCGACGGTGACGGCGGATTCGGTGTGGTGCGCGACAACATTCTGAACTGCTTCGACGGGTTTGGCCCGCAGAATTGCACCAACAATATCGAGATCGACAGCCCCGGCGGCCTCCAGGTGTACCACAACAATATTCTGGGTGGCGTTAAAGGCGTGCTCGTGCAGCTCACGATGGGCAACGTGTCGACCTCGGGCACTGCGGTCACGCGCAATTCCGGGGCGGTCTTCCAAACCGCATGGGCTGGCAAGGCAACCGCGATCGGCCCCGGCCTTTACACCATTGCCTCGGTGACCGACGGCAACCACATGACCCTCACCGGGAGTGCGGGCACTCAGTCAACGCCCTGGTTTTACGTGCCTGGCGGGACGTCGGAGATCGCGATTGAGAACAACACGGTGGACATGGGGTCCATCGGGACCTCGGGCGTGGACTTCGAAAGCCAGGCGCGCTTTGGAGTCGTAACTGTGGTCGGCAACAGAATCGACCACTTTGTGGATCCGCTTACTACGTTCAACGGACTTACGATCAACGCCTCCGGACTGAGCGGCGCGCTGATCGCGGACAACTATTTGTACTCGGGCACCACGACGAACACAAAGTGCATCGAGGTCGCATTTGGCGATCGCCTGCGGGTGGCCGGCAACCTCTGCTACCAATTTGGCAGCGGAATCCACACATTCGGGAGCGAAACGAATCTGGAAATCAGGGACAACAGCTACCCGCTGACCACGACGGCGCTTGATATCGCCAACAGCACGGGCCTGTCGATCGACACGATCGCGTCGGTGCATTACGCGAAGCTGGTTACCCTCACGCCGGTAGCTGGATCGCGCATGGGTTGCGACGACTGCGACACGCCACTCACGCAGGGCGCGGCACCCACATCCGCGGGGGACAAGGCCGGCGCGACTTGCATTTATAACCGCGGCGCCTGGCACGCTTACTAACTCCCATGACACCGAACAATACCTGGAACGCCGATCAATCGATTGAGCAGCTCGGCGGCACGCCAACCTCGGAGCTCCTGTATCACGCGCTGCGCCTGGCGCGGGTGACTCTCGGGGCCGATCGCGTGCCGGCCTCGCAGCAATACAACGATGCGATGAAGTGCTTCACGCGCATGCTGGGGAACTGGAACGCGCTGCGCGGCGCACTCTATGCTCTCGACATCCACCAGTGGCCCACGACGGCGCAGCAGCAGATCTACCAGCTGGGCCCAGGCGGCGACTGGGACGGGCCGCGGCCGCAGCGCATCGCGCGCGCGAATCTGCTCTTCAACACGGACCCGCCAATCCGCCGCAAGCTGCGTATCTGGGATGACGCCGACTGGGCCTCTATCGCGCTGCAGCAGATTTACACCTTCCCGAGCGGGCTGTATAACGACGCTGCAGCCCCCCTCTCGAACATCTACCTCAGGCCGATCCCTGATGCGGTCTATCAGATCGAGCTGTTCACCTGGCTGGGCCTGCAAAAGCCGGTCGACCTCGACACCGTGCTCGCGTATCCGGACGGCTGGGAAGAGGGAATCGTGTCGAACCTGGCGCTGCGCATCGGCCCCATGTTTGGGATCCCGGTTTCGCCCGACGTGCGAATATTGGCCACCAATTCGATGAACGCAATTAACAGAGTGGCCGCGACGTCGCCGAAGCTGAACGCAGCGAGCGACCTCACCAGGGGCGGCGGCGGCGGCCTTTACAACTGGTTCTCTGGGCTGATGGAGCCATGAAAATTCCCCTGATCGGTCCCTCCTCAGAGGGGCGCTCGCTGACCGCGGACGCGCAGCGCACAATCAACCTCTACATCGAGAGCGGAGGGTCGAAGTCGCCGGCGGGCTTTTACGGCAGGCCTGGCGTGAAGTCTCTCATCACGCTGGGCTCGCAGGCCACTGCCCTCGCCGCGATTAACGGCCGCCTGTTCGTACTGTCGGCGAACACGCTCAAGGAGCTGACCTCGGGCTTTACTGTGGCCCAGACCACGACCGGCGTTGTGACGAGCAGCCCAGGCCTCAAGGACTGGATTCTGTTGAACGGCCTGACGCCGAATTTCCTGCAGGTGTTCGTAGTGGGCGCGAACGGCGGCTGCTACCACTGGCAGGACGGATCCGGCACGGTGGCCACTGCGATCTACCTGGACGAGCTCGCCGGCTTCGCCTCGACCGACGGCAAGGAAGTCAACCTGGCCCCCGGCGTCGACACGGTGGTGGCAGTGGGCATCGCCGCCGGTTCCCGCACCGTAACGCCGGATTCGATGGATCTGATCACGCGCAATGGCATGGCGCTCTGGATCGACGAAGGGGCCGACAACGCGGAGCTCGTCATCGTCACAGGGAACACGGGCACCACCTTCACTGCTACGTTCCTCAATGATCACGCAGACGGCTTCCTGGTGCAGGCCGGCGATCAGTTCGACGTGGCGGGCGCGCCAGGCGCAACGATCATAATTGGCGGCACGCCGTACACGGTGGCGTACGCGCAGAATGCTTTCACGCTGCAGCTGACCTCGAGCGCCGGTGTGCAGACGCAGGTGGACTGGCGGATCTCCAACGTGCTGCTGGCGGCGAGCAGCGCAACTTTCCTCGGCGGCTATGGCATCATCACCAGGCCTGGCACGCGCCAGTTCAATATCTCGGCCCTCAATGATTTCTCGACCTGGCGCCCACTCGACTACGAACTGAAAGAGGGCTACTCAGACAACCTGGTGCGCGCGTTCGCCCACAGTTTGGAGCTCTGGCTATTCGGCAACGAAACAACCGAGGTGTGGGACCAGACCGGTAATCCGGACTTTCCGTTCCAGCGGAATCCCTCGGGCGCTATCAAGCGAGGCCTCGGCGCGATGGAGTCACTGGTTGAATTGGCCGAAAGCCTCTACCTGATCGGCAATGACGGTGTGGCGTACCGCACCCGCGGCTTCGCGATGGAGCGAGTATCGACGCACGCAATCGAGCAGGCCTGGAAGGGCGAGTTCTCAACGGTGAGGGCGATCGCATTTGAGATGCTGGGCCACTATTTCTGGCAAATTAACGGCAGTTCTACGAGCTGGGTATACGATGTGGGCGAGAACGTCTGGGTGGAGTGGGCCTTGTTGAACGTGATCAGCGGGAACACGTTCTTCAGCGCCATCCCTGGATTTCACGCATACGTGCAGGAGTTCTCGGGAGCGCGGACGCCGGGAGCCGACGAAGGCCCCACGGTCGGCATGCACGTCGTATCTGGCAATAACGACGCGAAGCTCTATGAGATGTCGACTGACTTTCACGACGACGATGGAACCGCGATCAGATACGTGCGCAGGTGGGCGCATATTTGCATCGAGAAGCTGAAGCTCTTCTGGCATCGGCTGGTGCTGGAGGTCGAGACTGGCCAGGTGGCCGTCGCGGATCCGGAGCCGCTCATGGAGTTGCGCATCAGCGAGGATGGCGGCAAGACCTGGCGCCAGGCGGCCGCCGGCGGCGATTTGGTGGTGACGCAGGGGCTGGGCGTGCACGGTGACACCCTGAAGCGTTTGGTGTACCGGCAGCTCGGCAGCGGCCGCGACCTGGTGCCCGAGATCGCCTGCACCAGCAAAAGCAAGATGGTGGTGCTGGACGCCTACGGCGAGATCACGCAGGGCAATGCATGAGCCTGAGCGCCTCTCTCTCGCAGACGCCGATGTACGACGGCGCCGGCCACCTGAGCTATCCCTGGATCAAGTTCTTTAACCAGGTGGGGGCCGCGGCCGCGGTGCTCGCCTATGGTTCGCGGGCCCAGCGCCTGGCGCAGGATCCCGGGGCGAGCGCCGACGGCTCGCTCTGGCTCGAAAGCGACACCGGCCTGGTGTACCGGGTGCAGTACATCCCGGGCGCGGTGGCGGATGCAGAGTGGCAGTATTTCGCGGGCACCTGGGAACGCGAGCAGGGCCAGCTGGCGGCCCTCTCGCTGGCCCTGCGCGACGTCGACGCCGGCCTGCTGGTGGAGGTCACCGACTTCCGGCACATACTGCGCTGGAGTGGCAGCGCATGGGGCTGGGGGCCTGGCGAGGACGGCCGCCACGAGTTTGTGGACATGCCGATCGCTCCGGATGATCTCACGGGGTGGCAGCTCTGCGACGGCACTGTAACCAGCTATCTCAAGGGCAACGGGAAAACGGCCGCATTCACCACGCCGGATCTGACGGCCGGCGCGGTGCGGATCGGCGGCGCGTATACGGGCACGGTGAATCCGGCGGCCGCCACGGTCACACTGACGGGCGACACCGACGACGAAGATACACACGTTCACTCGATCGAGCATGACCACCCGGCGGCCACCAGCGGCGTGAACAGCACAGGGCAGAATCTGCTCACGCCGAATACAGGCGCCGGGATTGCGGCCGGCAACGGGCACTCACATAGCGTCGACATCCCAGACCTCGTAGCGGACTCGGGACCGGGCGCAGCTCATCATCACGGGCTCTCCGCGGTGACGGCGGCACTCTCGGGCGACGTGATCGCGAACATTGCAGTACTGGTCTATTTCAGGAGATAAAACATGGCGGCATTAGCGGCAGGACTCGGCGGGCTCGGCGCAATCGGCTCGGTGATCGGCGGAATATTCGCCGGCAACGCAGCGAAAAAGGCGGCGCAAATTCAGGCCGACGCGGCCAACCGGGTAGCGACCGACGCCAGCAAGAACGCAATGCTCGCCGGCCAGGGGGCGACGACGGCCGCCGGTGACGCAGCGAATACCGTCAACACGGCCACCGGCAATGCGAACGATCTGCTCAGCACCCTCTACAACAGCAGGATCGGCGACTCCCAGCCCTACCAGGCGGCCGGATCCACCGCGGCGAACGCACTGCAGACTGCGATCGCACCAGGTGGCGATCTCACCAAGAACTTCACCGCGGCCGATATGGCGGCCTACGATCCCGGCTACGCTTTTCGCCAGCAGCAGGGCGACCTGGCGCTGCAGGGCGGCCAGGCGGCCACGGGAGCAGCTCTTGGCGGCGGCGCGTTGAAACAGGCACTGCGCTACAACCAGGACTACGCATCGAGCGAGTATCAGAACGCCTTCCAACGCTTCCAGCAGCAGCAGCAGCAAAAGTTCAACGTCTTAAGTGGCACCGCTCAGATTGGAGAGCGAGCCAACGACCAGGCGCTGGCGACCACCAACTCGCTGGCGGTCCCGATCGCCAATAACACGATCAACGCGGGCGTGTACCAGGGAAACGTCGGAACCAACGCCGCGCAATATGCGGGCAACGCTCTGATGACCGGCTCGCAGATCGCCGGCAATGCGGTGATGGGCGGCGCGAACGCGCAGGCGGCCGGCCAGGTTGCGTCCGCGAATGCGTTATCGGCGGGCGTCACCGGCGCGACCAACGCAGGCCTGAGCGCCTACGCACTCTACAAAATGGGGCGCAAATAATATGCCGATCGACGCGACTATTCCCCTGCAGGTCCAGCCTCCGCAGGTCGACCTGCTGAAGCCGTTTGCGCAGGCCCAGCAGCTGCAGATACAGGGCCAGCAGCTGCACGGTCTGCAGCTCGAGAACCAGCAACGCGAGCTCACCATGCGCAGCCAGGAGGGGCTGCAGAAGGCCTACGTGGAGGCGGGCGGCGACCTGAACCAGACCCAGGCTCTCGCCCTCAAGTATGGCGTCAGAGCCCCGGAAATGATGGCGTTCGGGCAGCACCTCACTGCATTGCGGGAGTCATTGGCAAAGCTCGACGAAACGGAGCTGAAAAACCGCGGAACGAAAAGCAATATCTACGGCGGCCTGCTGGCGCCGGTGATGGCCGAGAACGACCCGGTGAAGCAGCAGGCTCTCTGGGATGAGGCCGAGAAGACCGCGGTGGCGCGCGGGGTAATCAAGCCAGGCGAGATCACTCCCTACCCTGGCGCCGAGGGCGTGAGACGCACCGCGGCGGGCCTGAAGACTCTTGACCAGCTGCGGGAGGAGATCACCGCCAACGCCTCGGCAGACCGCGCCAAAGCCGCCCTGCAGCAGGCCGGCATCTCGCAGGAGAAGTGGAACGTCGAGAAGCCCGCCGCGGCCGCGACCAGCCTGCTGGCCGGCTTTAACTTGGCAGGGCAGACCGTGCCCAACAACCAGGGAGACTGGGACACCTGGCGGCAAACGTTGCCGGCAGACGTGCAGGCGCGCGTGTCTCCGATGTACTCGCCAAGCGAGGCGCAGCGCGTGCAGAACATGGGCATCAAGCCGGCTGAGCAGCAGACCCTCGCCGGCGCGGCCGCGGCGCGCACAGAGACGAGTCGGCACAACCTGGTGGAAGAGCAGGGCCAGGCCGCCACGAGGACCGAGACGGCCACGCAACACGGCAAGGAGAACGAACTAGGGCGCGGCCGCCTGGCGGTGGAGCGCGAGAACGCAGCCCGGGCGCAGAAGCAGTTTGATGTCACGTACGGCGCGATGGTGGGTCCAGACGGTAAGCCGATGGATCCGGAGGCCGCGAAAGCAGTGGCCCTGCAGGATCCGCTCGCGGTGGCGGTCGCCGGCTACCGCACCCCACCGCCCTCGTTCACGCGCGGTGGCCCGGGCTCGGCGATCATGCGCAAGGTGCTGTTAATCAATCCTGACTACAACGCGAATATGTGGCAGGCGCAGCGCGACACCGTGAACGAGTTCAGCAACACGAGTGTGGGTAAAGCCGGCGGCCAGGCGCTGGCCTTGAATACGTTGGTGCATCACGCGGACCTATGGCTGCAGGCGGCCGAGGCCCTGAAAAACGGGAACTTCAGGCCGGGTAACGCAGCTTACAACGCAGTGGCGTCGACATTCGGATCCGCGCCTCCGACGGAGGCGAACCTGGTGGCTAGGTTCTTAGCTGGCGAGACTGGCAAGGTAGCCAGCGGTGGCGTGCCGGCGGAAGGTGAGATCAACGGCATTTTGAAAAACCTGGGCAACGATGCCGGCCCCGATCAGATCGCAGCCGCCGGCAAGTCGCTGCTGCAGGTGGCTGGCGGCCGCATGGTGCCTCTCAAGGAACGAGCGAAGGCCATGCACGTCGACGGCATCGTGCAGGTGCTGGGACCGGACGCAGAGGCCATACTGAGGCGGCGCGGTTTCGATCCGGAAACCATGAAACCCGCAGCCCCGGGAGCAGCGACCGGCGCGGCCGGGATCCCGACGCTGCCGGCGAAGTTAAGCAAAGCCGACGAGGGCAAGGTGTTCCTGAGTCCGAAGACTGGGAAGAAGTTGAAGATCACCGCGGTGAACCCGCAGGACGGCTCGCAGTTTAAGTCGGTCGAGGTGAAATAGTGGCTGATCAATGGCAGAGCACGGCTGATCACGCCGCGCCGGCCGCGGCCGCGCCAGGCGACGTGTGGCAGAGCACCGCGGACCACGCTGCCGATCTGAACAACCCGGCGAATAAGTACCTCTACACGACACCGGAGGGCACCAAGGTCTACGCGGCCGCCGGCGACGATATGAAGCAGCCCGAGGGCTCGGCGATCGGCCGCTTCGCCGGCGCGCTCGGTCAGGGCTTGCTGGGAGTGGCGCAGGGCGCATCGCCGCTGCCTGACCCTCAGGTTGTTGCGCAGTCCTTCGCCAAGCTGCTGCGCGGCGAGCAGCTCGGGGCGAACGACGTGCCGGCGATCCACACCATGCTGGATATGCTCAAGGGTCACGTCAATGAGGCGCAGGAGGCCGCAGGCGCGGTGAAGCGCAACTCCTACATTGAGGCCTTTGGCCATGGCCTGGCTGCTGCCACGCCCCTCGTGGGGCCCGCAGCGGCGCAGGCTGGCGAGCGGATCGGCGGCACGCCTCCTACCTACGATAAGTACGGCAACCTGGTGCAGCCGGGGATGGCGCCCGACGTCGCCGGCGGCACAGGAGCAGGGATCTCGGTGCTGGCGCCCATGTTCGCCGGTCCCGCGGCTGAGCTTGCCGGCAAGATCCCACTGCCGAATGTCCCCAAAATTCCCAGCACGCTGAATCCGGTGCAGCAGGGCGCCGTCGACTTCCTGCGCCAGAACGATGTGCCGCTCAACGTGGGCACAATCACCGGCAACAAGTTCGTCAAGGCGGCGCAGGCGCTGGTGCAGAACCAGCCCCTCGGAGCCACCACGGCAATGCGCGCCGGCCAGGCGACAGAGCAGGGCCTTACGCGAGTAGCCGGCAACCTCGCAGACCAGGCGCATCCCTACCCCGTGACCCCGGAGTCTGCCGGCGCGGCCGCGCCCCGCGCGCTTGGCAAAAAGATCGAGCAGCTGAGCGCCGTCGAGGATGCGGCATACGGGAAAGCATTCGCGGGGCGCAACGATCCAGCGCATAGCTACGAGCTGCCGCTGCGTCTCGACAAGGATGGCGGCCAGATCACTGGAACGGTAAATATGCCCGTCGACGTGAGAGACATCAAGTACCTGGCGCAGCCAATTTTCGATGAGATGCAGTGGATGCCGGCGAGCGATCGCGCGAGCTCCGCGGGCTACACGGCGCTGAAGAACATACTTGAGGGCGACGACTTCATCCCGGCCTGGCAGGCAGAGCGTGGGCTATCAGGGCTCAAGACGATGGCGCGCGTCGACAACAAATCCGGCGTGCGCAATGCGAGCCAGGGTATCGGCGCGAGCCTGATACCGGATCTGCAAGCGAATATCAACGCCTCGGTGGCCAGCACGGGCGAGGCGGCGATCCGCGGCCTGCAGGAGGGCCGCGCGACCCATGCGAGCAAGATGGAGATCGCCGGCCTGGCCGAGGAGCTGCGATCGGAGCCCGTGCAGGCCTTCCAGCAGATGACCTGGAAGAACGACACCGGCATCGACTTCCTGCGCCGGATCCACGACCAGGCCCCAGAGGTAACGCCGCAGATCGGGCGAGCCCTGATCGAGAAACTCTTCAGCCAGGCGACGGCCGAGGGGGGATTCGGCAAAGCGCGCACGCTGCTGAATAAGTGGCAAGACCTCGGGCCCGAGACAAAGAAGCTGCTCTATCCGAACCCGCAGCTGCGCGCGAACCTCGACAAGTTCTTTAACGGCGCGGCCCTGGTGGCGGAAAACCCGAACCCGAGCGGTACGGCCGTTGTGGGCTCCCTGATCCCGGGCGGCCTGCTGCTGGTGCATAACCCGATCACCGGCGGCGCCTGGCTGCTCGGAGGCCTCGGCGCATCGAAGCTATTGTTCAGTCCCGCCGGCGTGCGAATGCTCACCGAGGGGCTGAACTCGAGCAACCCGGGCGCGGCGGCGCTGCAGGCCTCTCAGATCCTGCGTGCTGCAGGCCCTGCGAACGCTACAGCGGTCCCGCCTTGCGCGGCGGGCACTTCCCTGATGGACCGGTTAAAGACCTTCCTGGGCGACGAGAGGGGCAGCATTCCCATGCGCGGCCGCTCGTGGAAACCAGGCATGAAGCTGGATGACATCCAGCCTCTGCAGTCACCCTCGGGCGGCCGTCTGACGAACGAGGATGTAATGCGCCATCTGGAATCGCAGACG